ACAAATTAATCAAAAGAAACAAATTAATCAAAAGAAACAAATTAATCAAAAGAAACAAATTAATCAAAAGAAACAAATTAATCAAAAGAAAGAAAATCTAAAAAAGAAAAGTTCTAAAAAAAAAGGTTCTAAAAAAAAAGGTTCTAAAAAGAAAGATTTAAAAAAATAAAACTTTAAAAAGTAATATAAAGAAAAGTAATTAAAAAATAATACGTTATAAATTTAATTTATTTATATAAAAAATATATATACAATGAGTGAATCAACTAAAAAAAAATCAACTCCAATTAATCAATTACCAGATGTTCAACCACCAAAACAAGTACCTCGACAAGTACCTCGACAAGTACCTGCTCAGAATCCAAATCAAGAATCTGATAATGAACTAGTTCAAAGGGTATTAAGTAGTATGCAGGAACCATCTCAAGTTAATATTCGAGAAAAAGTTCAATCTCAAGAACCATCTGTAATAAAACAGCAGGAAATAAGTAATAATGATCAGAAACCTGAAGATACTTTAACTAATCGATTATTAAAAGAAGGAAAAGAGCCATTACTTATTGCTGGACTTGCATATTTATCGAATCAAGAATTTGTAACAAACTTCATTCAAAAATATTTACCAAAAGTTATAGAAGAGGGAACTAAAAATGTATCACCATTAGGATTTTTAATTAAAGCCATATTAGTTGGTATTCTATTTTATGTAATTAAAAAGTACATTTTAAAATAAATTAATATAATTATAAATAAATATTTATATTAATAATACTCCAATAATTAGTAATACGATTACTGTAATAATTATAATTAGAGTTTTTACAGGTATATATTTTTTTGGAGGTATATATGGTTTTTTATCTTCTTGATTCGTTTTAATTCGTCCAGATAAACCTTTAGTATTTGAAATAAAACCTTGTGATAAACATTTAGATTTAAGATACATTGGATTTGAAGGATCTATTTTTGTAGATGAATCAATTGTATTTATTACACTATCAATAGAAACACCAGAATTTGGATCAATAATATCATCTACTATATTTTTAATTGAAAAACTAGTATTTTTAATAGCATTGTCTGGTATATCACCTACATTAACCATTGTAAATTGAATATTCGCAGGAGGACATTTTTTACCACCAAATGATGGACAAACATTTGGAACTAATGGTAATTCATTTTTTTTTTTTTTATTACAATTCCAATTTTCAATTTTTGAATCATGTGATGTTCTATTACAATAAAAGTCTTCATTACTTTCATCAAATTCAAATTCACCAGATTTAGGACATACATTAGGATATAATTTTTCTACTTCATTATAATTTGTTTCACTTATACCTGCATTTCGTAATGAACTTTTAGTATTATCATTAATTTTAACTAATTCCCCACTTCTAAACCATAAGTCTAAATCTGTAGATGATAAAGATGTACTGCTTTCTTCACTTTCAATTAATTTATTCCAATCATTCCAATTAAAATTACAATCATTTCCACATATAAATCGAGTTTCAAAATATATTCCATTAAAATCATACATATCAAAATTAGGAATAATACAATTATCTTCTGAAATTTCAGGATTACTTAAATCTGGTAATATACCTATATTACTTTTAGAACCAATATTGTCTTGAAAACGTTGACACACTAAAGACATTTCTTCTTGTTCAAATGATATTTCTTGGTCAGTATAATCAATTATTAATGACCTTTCTAAACCTGATGGATATTGTATTCCAATACCTGATTGTACATTGTTAAAGGTACAATCACCGGAATCTTGATTATTACAACAATTAATTTCATTAGTGAACTCATTATTTAATTTATTAAATGTTCTACCGACAGTATTATATGTATAATTACAATAATTATGTTTTTCAAAACATCCAATATAATAGTCATTTAATTCTATATTTCTATTTAATTCATCAAAATCATAACTTAATAATTGTTTTAAATTTTTTTGAATTAAAACATTAATTTCATTGTCTAGATTTTGTTGTTTTGCTTGTCTAATTTCTAAAAATTGCTTATGAGTTTCTTCTTTTAAACTATTTTCATTATCTATAAATTTCATTAAATCTGTTTCTTGTTCAAAAAAATTATTTCTTATTCTTATAAAGTTTATATCTCTAGTATTTTCTGCAAAAACAGTTTGTTCTAAAGAATCACCCATATATTTATAATGAAATATATCAGGTAAATAAGTAATATTATTATTAAAATAGAATTTATAGAAGTTATTGTCTATATCATTATCGGTATTGTCTATATTTTTTATTAAAACATTATTAATTGCTTTAACAATATCTGAATCTAATTTATCATCAGAATCAAATAATTTACATCCTTCTAAAATTTTTTTTTTTTCAACACCATAGGTATAAATTGGACTGTCTTTATCAACATCTTTTCTAATTCTTAAATCTAAATCATCACGAGCATTATCAACCTCATCAGGATTTTTAAAACCTTTAAAAATACCACCGTTTTTATATAATAAATGAGAACCACTTGTAGGTGGTATAGAATTATAAATTGTTACCATATCATATAAAGGAATATTTTGTATTTCCTCATTCTCACCTTTTATCTTATATATACCTTTATACGGATTCCATGCACATACATTTTTAGGTAAAGTAAAAAATTTATCACTTTTATAATTATCAATTAAACTATTAATTTCAAGATATTTATTTGGAAATGAATTTTTGAAATCAAATAGTTTTATAATTTGACCACCTCTATTAGTAGATACAATTGTATTAATCAGTATAATATGTCCGATATATGAAATCCCATCAATAATAGGAGAATAACTTTGACAATGAGCTTTAGATTGAGGCTCAGGAATTTGAATTGGTTCATAATTTTTTTCTATAGTATGTCCTTCTGATACTTCATTATATAAATCATTTCCATTATATTGATATGAACCTGCAACATATTTACCATCTACTTCTTTACATGATGTTACTATAAAATAACTGTTATAAACTTCGTCATCATTGGAATCTAATATATTTGAAGGTGCTAATATTCTTTTTAAATCATCAATAATACAAATTCCATAACCTAAATTACCAACAATAGAAGAATTAATAAAAAATAAATTATTATCTTTAAAACCTTTAATGCCTCCACCAGTAAAATAGTAATTTCTTTTATATTTAATTATATCATAAAATGATTCTAAAGAACCTTGATTACCAGATATTTCACAATTTAAAAATAATGAATATGAACAATAAATAGAAAATACAACACCACTACCTCCTAAACTACCTCTAATTGAACAATTATAAAAGTTTGTTATTTTAATTATAGGTTCATGATTATCACTATTATATTCACGTTTAGAATCAATATGATTATTAAATTTAAAGAATGGTAATTTAAATAAAGTACTATTTGTTGATGCCACTAATATTCCGGTTTGATTATTAATAGCGTGACATTTATAAAGATATTTATTACCAAGTAAAATAAATCCATAAAATTTATTCCATAAAGCTTTACATTTAATTAAATTACAATTTCGAACTTTAAAACCATTTCCTTCTTTTGTATAACTACAATCGACATTTATAATTTTATTAATATAATTTTTATTTTCTCCTGGAAAAGAGGCAATTAAACCTTCATAAGTAGAATTAAAAATTTTACAATTTTTTATATTTATTGAAGTTGTATTTATATAATTTTTTGAATCAAATATTGTATCTGAAGTAGAAATAATTAACATTCCAATATCATTATTCAAAAAAACATTATCATAAATGTCGGCTGCATTACATATTGCTTGAAGTGCAGGAGTTCTTACAATATTTAAATTTTCTTCTTCGCATTCATTATCATTAATTAAGTTTGATGAATAACCATTTATATTATAAAACATACATAAATTAATAGTTACCCTATCAGAATTACCAAGATAGAAATTTGTTGTAATTTTATCAACTTCAGATGCATCTTTATTTTGAATTTCATATATTTTAACATATTGATTGAATAGACATTTACAAAAAGTAGGCGTTGATGAAGTACCTTCTACAATAATATCTACTGGATAATTAAATTGAAAGTTAATAAATGTAACATTTCCTTTAATTATTAATGTAGAATTAAATGTAGAGCACTTTTGAATAAATCTATCTTTAGTTGTTTCATAATCTAAATTTACTTTATGTTTTTGAATATTCGGTATTAAAGTTGTTTTATTAAAAGGACCATATCTATTAGATAAATCATTTAAAATATCTGCTTCATTTAAGTAATTATCCTCTGACATACCGATAAAATATAATCTTTTATTTGGTTTGTTAAATAAATTACTTATATTACTTATATTTTGATTAGTAGAATTAAAATCTATTGGATAAGATATATTATCTTTTGATTTAAGTAAAATAAACCAATTATCAAATTCTTCTATATTTGTTTTAATATTAGAAAATAGATTATATATAGATCTAAAAGGATTTCTAAATGTCCCTAATTCTCGATTTTTTATCCCACCTTCAATTAGCCATAAAATATTATTCATTTAATATATAATAATATTTTTTATAAAATATTTAAAGTTTTAAAATAGATATTTAATTAAATCATGTGTGGAATTTTTTTTTATAATGGTAAAAAATATTCTTATAAACAAATAATCGATAACTTTTATAAAATTAGGAATAGAGGACCGGATTCAAGTATATTACAACAAATTGATGATAATAATATATTAGGATTTCATAGATTATCAATTAATGATATTTCAAATTATGGTTCTCAACCATTATATCATCCTAAAGATAATAATTTAATTTTAATTTGTAATGGAGAAATTTATAATCATCTTGAATTGATAAAAAAATATAATTTTAAAACATTTTCACAATCAGATTGTGAGATAATTTTACATCTTTATAAAAAAATTGGTATATCAGAAACATTAAAACAATTAGATGGTGTATTTAGTTTTGTATTAATTGATAAAAAATTAGATAAAATTTATGTAGGTAGAGATCCTTTTGGTGTAAGAGGGTTATTTTATTCAATTGATAATAATGAATTATTAGTTTGTTCTGAAATAAAAGGTATCTCTAATTTATGTCAGAGTCTAAAACCATTTCCACCAGGTCATTATTATGATTATGGAAAAAAAGAATTTATTAAATATTTTACAGTACCTAATTTAGATGTAGGAAATGATGAAAGTATTATTTTAGAAAATATAAAAACTAAATTTACAACTGCTGTATATAAAAGAATGATGTCTGATCGTCCAATAGCTGCCTTATTATCAGGTGGATTAGATTCAAGTTTAATATGTGGAATATTATCTCAAAAAATTAAAAATTTAAAAACCTTTTCAATTGGTTTAAAAGGTAGTGTTGATTTAAAATATGCTAAAATAGTTGCAGAACATATAAATTCACAACATTATTCGATTGAATTAACAGAAAATGAATTTCTTAATAATATTGAAGAAGTAATTAGAGTGATTGAATCTTATGATACTACAACAGTAAGAGCTTCAGTTGGAAATTATTTAGTTTCTAAATTTTTATCTGAAAAATGTGATTCAAAAGTTATTTTTTGTGGAGATGGTTCAGATGAGCAGAGTGGATATAGATATCTTCAAAATGCACCTAGTAATCAAGAGTTTCAAGATGAATGTTTTAAATTATTAAATGAAATTTATATGTATGATGCTCTTCGTTCTGATAGAACTATATCTGCAAATGGATTAGAAGCTCGGGTTCCATTTTTAGATAAAGATTTCGTATCATATTATATGTCGATTGATCCAAAATATAAGACTTATTCGAAAGAAAAAATGGAAAAATATTTATTACGTAAAGCTTTTGATAATGATAATATATTACCAAAAGAAGTATTATGGAGGTCTAAATGTGCATTTTCAGATGGTGTTTCAAATAAGAAAAAATCATGGCATTTAATAATACAAGATTTTTTAGAAGATAAAGTTACACAAGAAGAATTAGACAATGCAGAAAAAATATATCCACATAATACACCAAAAACGAAAGAAGCATTTTATTATAGAAAAATATTTGAAAGTTTTTATCCAGAAAAAAATAATGTAATTCCTCATTTTTGGATGCCTAAATGGTGTGGTAAAATTAATGACCCTAGTGCTAGAGAATTAGAAATTAACATTGAGAATTAAAATATTATTAAATCTTTTTTATCAATTAAATATTGTCTCATATAATCAAAAAGTGTTTGAATTTTTTTATAAGTTTTAGCAATCATAATAATATGACCGCTTTGAAATGCTAAGAAAGTACCTTTTTCACATTTACAATTAATAAGTTCTTTATGTTTAGCAATCTTAGAACTTTTTAAGAAACTATGATCATGTTCTTTAGCACTACATTGATCCATAAATATATACTTATGATTTAATCCATGATAAGTACATGGTTCATAAGTACAATATTCGTCAGGTAAATCTTCTTGCATTTTATATAAATCCATTATTAAATCTCTTAATTTTTCTTCTGATTTAAAATGATAATCAATTAATGGTAAATAATAATCAATAAATTTTAAATCTGGTTCTATTTTTAATTTTTTATAATTTTTTTTTAAATATTGAGTTAATTCATTTATCATTGGTATAATATCATCATTAATTGTTAATTTAATGGTTTCTGATCTTTTTTTCTTCATTTTACTATTTGGTTTTGGTAATTTAATATATCTATATTTTGGTATTTTTATTTCAACCTTACCATCATTAAAAATTTTAATTGGTATATAATATTTATGATGTTCGGTATCTTTAACATTATTTAATTTCTTTTGATTTATAGGATACTGTAATTCAGAATATTCTTGTTCTGAATTATATTCACATTTAAAAACATTGAATTTAAGATTTTTCAATAAACTCGTATTAAATGGATGACTAACCTTAGCATTAATTAAACCATTAATATTAATATCAGTATTTATCATTGAAATTCTAACATTATTAATTTGAATCTCTTGACAAATTTCCGGGGATATTTTTAAATTTTCATAATTTAATTTAATTAATTTTAAAAATATATCAATAGTGTTTGTTGCATCCTGCATATGACGACAACCAGTCATTACTATTTTTCCATTATGAAAATATTTTAAATTAACATCTTTATCTTTAAAATCATCAACCGGAAAAGCCAATGACATTTGATTATAAAATTCAACTCCAACAACTGATAAATAACTTTTAAATATTTCTTTTAATAAAGGAACTTCTAATTTTACTAATGATTCTAATTTCGCATCAATAGTATGTGTTGATATATTTAAAAAGTCATTTTTGTGTAGTAATTTATCCATTATTACTTATATTTAAAGAATTGTCTTTAAATAGAATAAAAAATCATTTTTATTATACATCTATCTCTAAGTAAAATTTATTTAAAGACTTAAAGAATATTTAAATAAATTTTATATATATATATGGATTTGAACCAAGAAGTACCGGTTAAAAAAAAAAGAGGTAGAAAACCAAAATCTTATTATGAAGAATTAAAAAAACAAGGTATTTTACCTATACCAGAGGTACCTAAAGTAAAGAAAAAAAGAGGTAGAAAGCCTTTAAAGAAAAGTTTAACTGATGAAAAAAAAATTCCTAAAAAAAGAGGTAGAAAACCAAAAAAAACTGATTACAGTATAGTTGATTTAGAAAAAGTTAAATTTACAGAAGAAGAAGAAGACATAATATTACATATACCTATTAAAATAAATAGTGAAGTTAATAAATTAGAAAAAGAAAAAAAATCAAAGATGAATTTTAATCCATTTCCTTATGATGATAATTTACTAAAACAACATACTATATTACAAGAACAAGTATCTGATTTAAATTATACTTCTATTCTAGAAAAAGAAATGAATAATAATTCAAATACTTGTAGTTTAAAAAAAGAAACGGATCATAATTCAAATAATATCAATCAAGTTAATCAAATTTTAATACCATTTAAAAATTTCAATAAAAATGGTAAATGGCCCGAACAGGTAAATATATATTGTTGGCATTGTTGTCACCCATTTAATAATAAACCGGTATCTATACCAATTAGATATGTTAATGATACTTTTTATGTTTATGGTGTATTTTGTTCATATAATTGTGCTGCAGCTTATAATTTAAATTCAAATGATTATAATAAAAATGAAAACCATCAATTATTATCATTAATGTATTCGAAACTTTATAATTTAAATGAATTTATCAACATTACACCCGCTCCCCACAAAGAAGTTTTACAAATTTTTGGAGGAAATATTACTATAGACTCATATAGAAATAATTTTATTACTAATAATAAGGAATTTAAATTAATAATACCTCCTTTAATTTCAATAATACCACAAGTAGAGGAAACTAGAAGAAAATATAAAAAGAAAGAAGAATATATACCATTAAATCAAAATATGGTAGATAATATGAATATTAATCTTAAATTAAAGAGAAATAAAAATAATTCTAATAAAAATACATTAATAGAATTAATGGGATTGTCTGTAAGTTAAATTTTTAATTACTTAAAATTAAGTAATTAAAATATTATTATTTAATATAATGATTATTATATCATTTGATATAGGTATTAATAATTTTTCATTTATTAAGATGGATACGAATGATGAAAAATTTAATATTCTTACTTGGGATAATGTTAATATTAAAAATATTGAACCTCCATTAATTTGTTGTGAAAAAAATAAAAAAAATCCAAATAAAATTTGTGGAAAAACAGCTAGATATTTTACAAATTTAGAAAATAAAATGGTATATTGTGGAATTCATAAAAAAAAAGATAATATTCAAAAAATTGTAGTAAAAAAAAAAAAAGAAAAATTTAATCTTTTAGAAATTAATCTTTTATTAATTAAAAAATTAGACAATTTAAATATTGGTGACGTCGATTATGTTTTAATAGAACAACAACCAATTGCAAATCAAAGAATGAAAAATATTAGTTTATGTTTATTTAATTATTTTTCGATTAGAGGAATTTCAGATAAAATAGAAAATAAAATTAAAGATATATTATTTATTAGTCCTAGAAATAAATTAAAATGTTATGATGGACCAGTAATAGAAGTTAAATCAAAAAGTCAATATACAAAGCGGAAAAAATTAGCAATAGAACATTGTAAATATTTTTTAGAAAATTATGAAAATGATTTAATTTTTTTTAATTCATTAAAAAAAAAAGATGATGCTGCCGATTGTTTTTTACAAGGTTTATGGTTTTTAAAAAATAAAAAATTTATCAAATAGAATATTTGCGTTATTTTAAACTAAATATATTCTTTAAGAACTTTAACTATGGACAGATTTGTTGTCAAAGATGAAGGATTTGAAAATAAAGTAAAGATAGAAAATTCTAATAGTGCAACTATTAATAATATAAATATTGTAAGAGAAAAAGAAAGTGATTTAAATTTTGATTTAATAGCAGACCAAAGTAAAATTAGTAATCATTTAACTCAAGAAATTATAGATACTGATATAAGTGACGATGATTTTAATGATTTAAATTTAAATAAAAATAATAATAATATAATAAGTAAAAATAATAATATTTTAAATCAAGATAATAATATTTTAAATCGAGATAATAATTCAGTAAATCCAAATAATAATAACCTTTTTTTAATGGAAAGTCCTCCAAATTTAGAAAATAATAATATAAATATAATTAATACCCCATTAGATCAAAAAAATATAATACCTTTATATAATAGTCCTGTGATAGAAAATAACGATATGGGAAAAAAAACAGATTACTTTAATCTTAATTTAGATAATCAAAGTCCTAGACCAGAAGATATTTTTAAGAATGATAATAATTTAAAAACTCCAGAGGATTTTATGAATTTTAATTTAGATAATCAAGAACCAATAAATAATTTTATTAATAACAATTCACCTATAAATTATAATCAAGCGAGTCCTCCTATAAATAATAATAAAGATAGTCATCCTGTAAGAAATATTGAAGAAGAAAAAAATTATCAAGCTAGACAACCACTAATTGAAAAGAAAACACAAGAAGAAATTTATAAAGAAAAAAGAGATATACTTTTTAAATTAAAACGTCTTAAAAAAAAGGGTGTAAATGTTCCCAAATTTACAGTTGATTCAGATATAGAAATTATGAAAGAAGAATTAGAATCAATTGAAAGAGAACTCTCAATGGATAGTTCTGTTCAATTTTATAGTAATGGATTAACATTTTTATGTAGTTTAATTGAATTTGGTAATGATAAAATGGAATTTGGATTAAATTTTAAACATTTAACTGCTCATATAGAGGATCAAAAAAGTCAATTTATTCCAATTTTTGAAGAATTACATGAAAAGTATCAAGATACTCCTGCCATGCCTCCTGAAATAAAATTAGTGGCAACCTTTGGATTCTGTTTATTTACTTACCATTTAACTAATTCACAAACTCAAAATAATAGTCCTATGAAAAGTATGTTCTCTAATGTAATGGGTGCTACTCAAGCCAAACCAGAAAAACCACAAACTTTTTCAGAAAGAATGAATGATAGAATTGATAAAAGAACTAAACCACATGAAGAACCAATGGATAGAAATATGTCTGGACCTACTGGAGTAGAAGATATACTAGCTGAAATTCAAAAAGAAAAAGAAAAATATAAAAATAATGATAATGTATCTGAATCTGGAGGTTCTGGTGATTCTTATAGTATTATAAGTGGTAGTGAATTTGGTACAAAGAAAAAAGTAAGGAGACGAAAAACTAAAAAACCAGAATTTGATTTGAATTTATAAATTTTTTTTATAAAAATTATAAATTTTTTTTATAAAAATTATAAATTTAAATAATTTCATTAATAATTAAAAATGATAATCCTATAATTAAACTTATATTCATATCATTCGTTACTAAATATACCGGAATTAATATTAAAAACTTTTTAAATATTTTTTTTCCACATATTTTTTTATCAAATAATTCTAATTCTTCAGAAATATATTTTCCTGCAAAAATATTTAATAAAGCCGCCACACCTAATGTAATTCTTGAAATTTGAGCTGAATCGGTCATAGTATACTATAAATTAATATAATAAATTAATATAAATAATTTTTATTTAATTTATTTATTTTCTAAATATAAAGTAATGGGATATTGCAGTTTAGAAGAAGCATGGGGTGAAGATTACGCCTCAGAAAATAGTAATAATTCAAATTATGTAATTAATAATATTGAACAAATGACTGATATTAAAGAACCTCCAACTACTTATAATAATATAGCACAAGGTATTGAAGTACCACAAAATATTGTACCGGTAATGATAAATCAAAATAATTTACCTAATCATATGAATAATAACGATTCTAATATTATAAATCAAAATCAATTACAGCAACAACAAATACAATCACAGCCAGCACCTTTAAATCAAAATAATATGTCAATTGAACATTTATATAAAATTATTAATGATTTAAGAAAAGAAAACTATGATCTTAAATTACAAATAAAAAATAAATTTAATATAAATTTTGATAATTTACCTGAAATTTTTTTATATGGAATCTTAGTATTTTTAATTTTAGATGTATTTTTTGGATTTAGAAAAAAATAAATTTATTTATTTATTTATTTATTTATTTATTTATTTATTTTTTAATTTATTTATTTTTTAATTTATATGATTCTACCATATCATCTATTGGTATTTCTTTTTTTGATTCATTATAAATAAATTTTCTTTCTTTTTTAAGTTTTTCTAATTGATCCTTATCATGCCATGATATATATAGTTGCGAAGGATAAATATATTTAACAAAAAAATTATTATTTCTAAGTTTAAGAATTAAATAACATAAACATTCATCATAATCATAACTTGGATACCCTAATAACATTTTAGGAACATCAAAGATAATATCTGATTGTTTTTTTTGATTTGCAAATTTTATTAAGGTATTGCACTTTTTTAATAATTCTTTAAAGGTAATAAATATCTTTTCACTTAATTTTTTATTTTTTTCAAATAATTGATTTGCATTTAAATCTGTCATCTTATTAACTTTTAAGAAAATTATTTTATAAATTAATCATTTAAAACCAAAATAATTAATTATATTTACTAATGATAAAAAATTTAGTATTTAGTGGCGGAGGAGTTAAAGGTTACTCTTATATAGGATGTTTAAAAGCATTAGAAGAATTAAATATTTTAAAAGATATAAAAGCAATATCAAGCACCTCGATTGGTTCTTTATTTTCAATATTATTTATTATAGGATATAATTCAAATGAATTAGAACAATTATTTTCTAATATAGATTTTAGTATTTTACAAAATATTGAAATTTTAAATTTTAAAAAAAATTATGGTTTTGATAATGGAGATAATATTATTAAATTTTTAAAAGTATTATTTAATGAGAAAAATATAGATTTTAATATAACTTTTAAAGAACTTTTTGAAAAAACAAAAATTAAATTTATTATAACAGGAACAAATATTTCTAAACAAAAAATAATATATTTTAATTATGAAACATATCCCGAAATGAAAGTACTAACAGCTTTAAGAATAAGCATGAGTATTCCAATCGTTTATGAATTTGTTAAATTTCAAGATGATATTTATGTTGATGGTGGATTATTAGATGATTACCCAATTGATTATTTTAGAAATGAATCCTCTAATACTGTTGGTTTTTTAATGTATGATTATTCTGATACTTTAAAAATTGAAAAACTTGATGAATATTTATATTCATTTTTGTTTTGTCTCTTAAAAAAAGTTAATAAATTAAAAAAAAAAATTTATAAAAAAAATACAATTTTAATAAAACAAAATAAAGTTGGTGCGATTGACTTTAACATATCAAAGGAAAATAAAAAAGAATTATTTGATTTAGGATACAATAATACTAAAAATTATTTTAATAAAAAGTTAGATTTATCTGTAAATAATAATAATGAATTTATAAAAATTTTAGATTATATTAATAATTAATACTAGTTATCTAAATAGATAAAAAGTTTTTTACATCATTATAATTAAAATCTTTACCATATATAAAATTGCTTAATTCTTTTATAATTTTATTTTTATTATTATTATTATTTGTGTTATTATTTTTATTTATGTTATTATTATTCTTATTTTCATTTTCACTAAAATTATATAATAAATTATATAATGATTCTATTTGTTCATCAATATTATTATTCTGATTTTCATTAATATTATTCTTATTGTCATCAATATTATTAATAGTTGATAAACTATATAACTCTTCCATTTTTAATATTTGTTCATCAATATTACTAAATTCAATATTATTTATATTTTCATCAATATTATTTTGAGATTCATCCATATTACTAAATTCAATATTATTTATATTTTCATCAATATTATTGAATTCATTATTATTATTATTTTCATTATCAATATTATTCTTATTTTTATCTATAATAATTTTATCTTCATTTTTATTACTTAGTTTTAGTTTGTCTCGTAATGATTCTAAAACTAAATTTCTTATCTTATAATTTTCACATCTACATGTACCACAATGACTAATTTGATTTACACAAATTTTACAATATATATGACCATTTTCACATTGAAAAATTTTATCTTCAATCGAACTATAACAAATTGAACAACTGCATAATTCACTAATATTATTCATATAATTATTAATAAATATATGAATAATAATAAAAATTCAATTTTTATATATTTTGATTAATAAAATTAATCATATGTTCATATGAACGATCCCCTTGATATTCTACAAAATTATTTTCAGTTTTTTCTAATAAAATAGTAGGAAAACCTTTAATATATTTGGAACCATCCGGTTTTAATACAGATTCAGAATAATGTCTATTTTGGTCTTTAGTCATATCAATATCTCTAATTTCTAATCCTTTATAAGTTTCCGGCATTTTAGCCCATCCATCTTTCATTAATCTAACAGAGTGGCCACACCATGGAGCATAATATACTGAAAAATTAGGTCTAAATCCGCTAGATTGACTTGCTTGTTTTGGAATTTGTGCTTTTACAATACCTTTTTGTTCCAATTGATGGTCAATAAAAGATAACATATGTTTTGTACTTCTATCACCTACATATTTATGATATTTACCCGGAGATACTTCTAATAACATAGTGGGGTAACCTTTAACAATTTTAGCACCTTGTTCATCAGTAATTTGATTTATAATTTTATCATTTCCTTCTTGAGTAGAATCTACTTTTCTAATTTCAATACTTCTATAAGTATCTGGCATAGTTTTCCAACCTTGTTCTAAAAGTCTTTTAGAATGACCACACCATGGTGCATAGTAAGCTGTAAAATTAGGTCTAAAATTCTCAGAATGTTGTTGTCCATGTTGTTGTCCATGTTGTTGTCCATGTTGTTGTCCATGTTGTTGTCCATGTTGTCCATGTTGTCCATGTTGTCCATGGTGTGGTGGATGTTGTGGTACATGTTCTGGATGTTGATTATCTTGTGATCCAACTGAAGTATTAATTTCTATAAATTTAAGAATATCTTGCGGGCTTCTTTTACCTCTATATTCTAAATGTTCTTTACTATTTTTCTTTAATAAAATTGTTGGAAACCCTTCAATTTTATAATCTTCAATAAAATGTTTATTTTCATCTTTTGTACAATCAACTTTTTTAATTTTTACTCCATTGTGTGATTCAGGTAATTCTTTCCATCCGGTTTTAAGTAGTTGATGACAGTGACCACACCATGGAGCATAAAATAATGTTAAACTAGATTCATCTGATTCAAAATTTTCAAAACTTTCTTTATAATAAAATTTATAAAATAAGTATAATACTAATAATAAAATTAAACCATCTAATGGTTGCACTTTCATGATATATACTATATTTAGATTTTTTTTATGTTAAATTTTCTTATAATTAAAATATAAATATATTGTATAATGGAAGTACTTTTAGAAAATCCAAAATATATAGTTGTTATAATAATAATTTTTATTGGATTAATAGGTTTAATTTATTTTTTATTAAACTCTGGTACTAAATATAAATTAGAAGGAGATTATTTCTTACATCCAATGAAATTTATAAGTTGTAAAGTAAATAAAAGTAAAAAAAAAAATGAATTTAATATTAATTTTTCTACTAATAGAAAATTAATTAATTATAAGGATTTACAAGAAGTACGTAAAAAACATGAAAATGTAGAAAATAAAACTGGAAAATTTAAAATGACTGGAGAAATTACTAGTTTTGGAAATGAATTAATTTATACTGAGAATGGTAAAAATTATAACGGAGTTCAATTATTAAAAGATTATAATATATATGCTAAAGAAAATGATATTTTAATATTATTGAATGAAGAAACTAGAGAAAGTATGGTGTTTAAAAAAATGGATATTTAATTAGGTAAAATAATATCTGTAATTTCTTCATTAAAAGCTATCATAATATATTTTTTTCCTAATAATTCTTCAGCTTTTGAAAATTCTATAATTTTAGTTTGTTTACAGAAATCATCTAATTTATCCTCGGGCATAAAAATTACATCGATTTTTTCAGTATTCCTATAATCTATAAATAATAATCCATCACCATTTTTATAATTTTCATCATAGATTTTTCTTAAATCATTTTTGTTTTTTTCAATAAATTTTTTCATTTAATTATTATAAATAATTTTATTTTTAAATGAAAGAATTAGTTAGAGTATGCGAGACCACCCATACCAGACATAATTCTGAGTACGTTGTAATTGACGGCATAGACTCTGAGTTTTCTTGAAGAACTATCTGTCATGGTTAATTGTAAAGAAGCATTGTCAATTCTGGAAAAGTTGCAGGTTCCTGATGGTTGGTGTTCTTCAGGGTTAAGAGCAAAAGAATAGACGTTAATACCGACACCTGGAGTGCATGTGTGATGTTGGTATGGTTGGACAAAATTGAAGTAGTCACCAGATCTTTCAGCAAATCTGTCATGACCATTAAGTTGGAGTTTTGCTTTTGAAACTGGGTTAAGAGATCTGGCAGCACCAGTTTTAGAATATACGGCATCAACAAATCTACCACCGGTTTCATCACTTGCAATTCTTCCTTGAGTACCATAGTTATTAAATTGTTGTTCATTAATATTAACATCAGATTGAGCAACCCAAACAAGCTCTTTAACTGGATGGTTAAAGTTAAGAGTTGCGGTTTTAGAAGCAGAAGAGACGGTTTCTTCACCGGTGAATTGAAGTTGTTCAATTAAGTATTCGTGTGATACTTGGGCGAATCTTCTTCTTTCATCAGTATCAAGGTAGATGTAATCAACCCAAAGTGAGGTGTTGGCAAGAGAATCACCAGAATCCATGGCTGTATATGCTACACCAGCAAGATTGGCACCTGATAATTCACTTGATGCTCTGAACTCAAAGTTAATTTTAACTTCGTGGTATTGGAGAGCAATAAGTGGTAAAGCAAGACCAGGGTTTCTGTTAAACCAGAATTGTAAAGGAATATATAATGTAGTAGCAGATAAATTGCCTCCAGCTCCGAATGAATCTGCAACACCATCTGTACCATCCGTCTCTGAAGGTGGAGTTCTATTTAAGTGAGCACCAATCATTCTATCAAAGCCGCTTTTTTGGTCAGAACCAACAGTAAGTTCAGACCAGATGTTAAGCCAGTCACCATAATGTTTGTCAATTTTTTGACCACCAATTTCAACTTCAACATTTTTGACTAAAGCATGACCTACATTTTCAGCCCATTTAAAATATTCACCTGCACTAACATCTTGTGCTGGTAAATCGGTTTGTAAGTACATTTTATGGATTAAATCACCGTTTCTTGAAATAGTAGCGGTAACTTTTCTGCCAAAATCAGCGGTACCATTGAAAGTTTGTTCAATAGATTCGATGGCAAAGTTAGTGTGTCTTCTGTAGACAACTTTGAAAAAAGTGATTTGTGGATTACCTGTAAGATAAACATCTTGAGCGCCATAGGCTACGAGTTGCATAAGTCCTCCTCCCATTTTATTATACCCTTTATTTAGAAAATAAATTCACTGAAAACGCAAAAAATTATTTTTTTTTAATTAAATTATCTATATTTAAATTAGTAGATATAAAATCTTTCATATATTGATCTAAATCTAAAACTTCCGAATTTTTTGTTTTCTTAAACTCAAATTTATCATCTTTTATTTTCTTAACACCCCATCCTTTTTGTAAAGCATTATATATAAATATCATTTTTTGTAAATCAATTATCTCAAAATTATTCATTAAATTATTAAATAAAATTTTTAAAATATTTTTACGAAAAAAAAAAAAAAAAAATATATTTAAAAAAAATTTATTAAAAAAAAATAATATAATAAAAAAAAATAAAAAATCTGAAAAAAAAAAAAAAA